GGCATTTTTGATGCTATTCGTGTGTTTCAGTCTAGCACCCCCAAGACTATTGTAGTGACGGCGCCGCGCATCCTCCTGGCAGAGCAGTTGTCTGCTGAATACCTTGAGTTTATCACTAATGCTTCTGTGATGCACATTCACAGTGGTGAGACTCATCACTTCAGCAGCACTCGTCCCAATGCGATTCGCACTTGGTATGAGCAAACTCAAGGTCACAAACTGATTTTCACCACTTACAATTCTCTGCAGCAACTTGCAAAGGCAGATATTGAGGTGGATACGATTTACTTTGATGAGGCACACAATAGCGTTCAACGTCACTTCTTTCCTGCTGTAGAGCATTTTGCTGCTGAAGCAAAGCGTTGCTACTTCTTTACTGCAACTCCCAAGTATTCTGCCACCGTTGCCAAACCTGGTATGAATGATGTTGCTGTCTACGGTAATATCATCGCCAAAGTTCCTGCTCCTGAATTGGTACAGGGTGGCTATATCATTCCTCCCAAAGTGATTACTGCTCCAATGCGTCTGTCCGTCAAGGGTGAGGATATTGCTCAACGGGACTGTGAGTATCTGATGCAAATCATTCAGGACAATCCTGTCGATAAGATTCTGGTGTGTGCAAAGGCAACTCGCCACATCATTGCTCTGCTGTCTGAATCTGACTTTGCAGACCAGATTGCCGAGCAAGGTTACTCTGTGCTGCACATTACTGCCAAGCACGGTGCATTTATTGATGGTCAGAAAGTCAATCGTGAGGTATTTTTTGACACTCTGAATGCTTGGGGCAAAGACCCTGCCAAAAAGTTTGTGGTCCTGCATCACAGCATTCTGGCAGAAGGCATCAACATTTCTGCTCTGGAAGCGGTCGTGTTCTTGCGCTCTATGGACGTTGTGGGCATCGGTCAGACCGTTGGTCGGACGCTGCGTCTGCACCCCCAAGACGCCGCTGGAATCCGCTCTGGCGCCATTCAGGCAGGCGACCTGTCGTCCTACACTAAATCCTATGGTCTGGTGGTCTGCCCGGTCTTTGACAAGGCATCTACGGGCACTGCGAAGGCAGTCCAGAATGTGGTGGACATCATCTTCAAGCAAGGTGAGGTTGCCGTCAGCGTTGTCAGGCGCTGACTTTTCTGCTATACTACCTACACATCAGGAGAAACTCTAATGCGCTGCAAAGTCCAACTCTATGTCGCTGGCAAAGTCTTTGATGAGATTGTTGAGGCACGTGATTATGATGATGCCAGGCGGACTGCTCTAGCACGTAATCCAAGTGCTAAAGTTATTGGTGTGACCGCTGTATTCGGATGAGCGAAAACTTTCAGAAACCTTTTGTAGATCGTCCAGGAATCTTAAATCCAAAACCATCAGATCCACAAGGTTATGTCACTAAAGATGGTATGTGGGCAGCAGTGCCATTTGGTAAAAAGTTTATCATCATTCACAACGGACAGCAGGTTCATCTAGCAAACAATTACAAGTCCGCCAAAACCTACATTCAAAAGTCCGCAAAAGGCGCATCGGTTTCCAGTTTGGATCAGTTTCTCTAACTGATTAAATAATAAAACTATGAGACCTAGATGATGTCTTATTACGCTTGGTTTATCGTATTTGCAGTAGCGGCATACTTTATCGCAACAGATGATAGTATCGCTGCTGCCTTTTATTATGTGCTTAAGTTAGCAAAGTCTAACTATGAGAAACAAAAGTGGTGGTTGTTAAACAATCCACGTAATCCTGTGGTAAAATATTTAATGTGGCGTCGTTCTATGAAACTCGCAAAAGAGTTAATGGACGAATATAAAAATAAATAACACTACATCTGGTAATACATATGCTCTCTACGCAGTACAGATTGAGACTGGAAGCAATCTGTGAGAAGATTGTACTTCATAAAGAAGTAAGTTTAGAAGATATGATCTGGGCAGAGAAACTTGCAAAGGCAAATCGCTCTGCTGCTACAATGCTCCGACAGGCAAGAAGGAGAGCAGAAAATCCTGATATGGATGAGATGGATGACTTCCTGAACTCAATGGATATTGGTGGTCTGGGTCACGAAAGATTTGGTAGAAGAGGATTTGATAGTCCAGATGATCTACACGATTGGTTTAAGCGTGATGATGACGAAACCGATTGGAGGACCAGGGACTGATGAAATCATTTCAAGAGTTTCTATCAGAAGAAGAAAAGGCGTCAAAAGCGACAGCAAAATATCAAGATGAACCAAAGGGCAATGAAAAGTGTTCTAATTGCAATATGTGGAGAGAACCTAATGCCTGTACTGCGGTAAAAGGTAAGATTTCACCCGATGGTTGGTGCAAATGGCATCAGTATGACAGAAAGAATAAGACTTGACAATATCTGAAAAAACCTTTATAATACCCGCATATACACTCTGATTATGGACTACAAACCCTATAGTATGGAATGGAGTCGGCGGCGGTATCTTGCCGAAGCAATCCAACAATACTTTGATACTGATGCGTCTCTGGATGTTGTCCTGGACGATATTGTTGGTGTGCTTGAGGAAAATGTGGAGCATCACAAGAGTCGTGCCGAACGCTTTCAAGAAGTTCTGGATGGTCTGAAATCTCTTCCTTATTGATATGAAACCCAACTTTCGTAAGGTATTGGAGATGGCACTGGAAGAGGGTGTTCGTTATGGATACAATCGTGCTCATAAACACGTAGAAAACCCACACGAAGATGCTGTGGTTGATTGTGTGGTGGATGGTGCGATGAACTCTCTATATGAATGGTTTGACTTTGAGGAAAACAATAATGAGCAGTAAAACTTATCTACAATATGTCGCAATCCCTGCACTTGCGTTTTTTGTGTCCGCTATTGTATCATATAATCTGACACCCGAAAAAACACCACACCATACATCTACGGTCTCTGGATCTTCTGGTGACCTTAAATGCACTACATCTTGTGTTATTAAAGAGCAATGAATCTAATTAAATTTAAGCATCGCTATGACTTTGGACACGAAGTTTATGTTCAAGTTGTTAATATTAAACGATGGAGTTTGTTTCAGTTTTCTGTAAGTTGGAATGACTTCCCTTCTTCACCTTATCTTCAGATTACAATGGGAAGTAATGGTCTTTTAGGTATTCTCTTCTGGGCATATAAGTTTGGGTTTGATATTGATTTGCTTTCCCGCACTTGGAGATGGGACCATTTAGAGGAAGTGGATGAAAAAGAGACTGATTATCTTGGAATGGATGAGTGTTGATGAAGAAAAAACTGAACTGGTTTGAGTATTACTTCGGACATTGTTTCCAGACTGGTTGGAGAGAGATTTGGAACAACTTTAAGATGTGGAGAGATCTCATCAGTGGAAACTATGCTGATTATGCTCTGCTGAAAAACGACGATCCATATGAAGAATGTTATCAGTGGTTCTGGTGTAGCATCAATATGGATGAAACTTACCCCAAAGAGTTTCTAGAATACTTGATGGATATGTGTGATAGGATTGATCGTGGTGAAGAAAAGGTCTATCCACTTGATGAAGACTTTATGAATAGACTTAAAGACCTTACTGGCGATGAGGACACTTTGGAAACTGGTACACCAGAAGACACCGAAGAGTCTTGATGCCTTATAATATCTTTATCTGAAACACCCCGATGACTCTCAAAGAGAAAAAGGCACTACTCAAACGACTTGAACAGACAGGCACAACCTGTATGGATTGTGGGCAAAAGTATGGTGTCTATTCAGTTGGTTGTTCATCTGTCTGGAATGGTAAGTGTGGTGTGTGTGGGGAAGAGAAACAGGTGACTGAATCCCGTGATTTTGCTTACTTTATTACTGGTATTCGCAAACTGAAACTGGAGATTCAAAATGAGAAGAGTAACAGTCAGACCCAAAAGCAAGAAGGCTAAGAACCGCCTTGCGAATATGATGGACAACAACCCTATCTGTATTGTGGAGCAGGATAAGGGTGATGGTATGCTGTTTCTCGCATCAGAGAACCAGAAATACTTCTTCTGGGTGAATATCAACGACTTCTGGGAATGTGATTGGGAGGTGCTCTAATGAACTACCTATGCTTTGTTGATGGTCTTTTAGAATACGCCAGCACTTCTGAAAGTAGCTTTGCTCACTATCAACTAATGTATGCTGAAGAACACCGTGATGCTGATGTTCAGTATCTCACACTGACTGATGAAGAGTATGCTAACCTATTTCCTG